CACCTCCGTGGTCTGGGTCTGGGTGGCCATCAGCGCCAGCGCGATGTCATGCATCAGACGGTCAGCGGGATAGTTGTCGTAGACCTCATCCGGGGTGAACTGGTTGTTGAACAGGATGCAGAACCACTTCACCATGGTGTCCAGGGCATCCGTCACGGTCAGCTGCTCCTGGGAGACATCCTTGCCCTCAGTCGCATCCTGGGACAGGCGCACCAGCCTGCCGTACATTTTGGAAGCGGGCTCCATTTCGCGCAGGGCTCTGCCGGAAACGAAGTCCACAGTGTATTTCTTTTCACCGAGCGTACAGGTGATCATATTCATACCTCCAAAACTTCAAAAGTAGCTGCCGCACAGCGTCATGGCTATGCGGCAGCGGGGTGATGATTACGGATTAGGGCGTGAAGGTAGGCGCGTACACGGACTGCAGGAAGGTTTCGCCCATGGCGGCGGTGAAGCCGTTCTCACCCTCATCGGCGACCGCCTGGTAGCGACCGTCGTTGGTGCGCTTGATGGCCGTCCACTCCACATCGCCCGTCTGGCGGGTGATGGTGGTGCCTTCCTTGGTGGCGTAGTTCTCAGTGAGGGGCTTGGCCCGCACCTTGTACAGCCACACATAGCGGAACTTACCGTTGGACTTTTCGCTCTTGAAGCCGACCGCAAAATACGGAGGCTTGTCGGCAGCGGAGCGGATCAGGACACCGTTGTCATCGATCTGGTTGCCGAAGATCTGCTCCTGGATGGCCAGCGGAATGTCCGCCATCTTCGTGGTGAAGGTCAGTTCCGGATCGGGATACAGCACATCGAACTCGATGTCGTCAGCGTACTGGATGTCCGGATCGGCGTTCTCAGGGGCGATGCTGGCTTCAATCGCGCCAGCCACCAGCTGGAGATCACCGTAGGTCAGGGTTTCCTCGGTGTCGACCGTCAGCGGGGCGATCACCATGTTTTTGAGTCCGACGGTAGAAGATACGGTCGGAGAAGCGGCAGGATTAGGCATCGAAAATTCCTCCAATTCATCTGTTCTTGAGCTCGTCCCGCAGGACGCGCTTGATTTCGGAAAAGGCCTCATCGGCCCGGGTGTCAAAGGCAGGCCGCACAAAGGGATGTGCCGGAGCCGGGGCAGGCCCGCCGTGCCCAAACTCCACGGGGTTGGCGTAGTACGCGCCATGCTCCGCGTGATGGACGCCGATGGTAATCTGCTTCCCGCCGCCCCGTTTCTGTCTGACCTTGCCTGTGTGGATGGACGAGTGCAGGGTATCCGTGATGATCTTCGGGTCGGTGCTGGTGTTGTGGAGCATCTGTTCCTCAATGGGAACAGCGCCCGCCTTCAGGGCACGGTTCACGCCCGGCCCCTGATCCAGCTGGTAGGCCATGTTCACCATGTCGTTCTGGAGATCATCAAAACCGCGCAGTTCAATGGCCATATTCCTTGTCCTCCCTCCAGACCCATGTCCACTGCACCGTGTACTGCCGGGTGGCCGTGTCGTAGGCGGGCTGGTTGTAACCCTTGTCGGATTCCTCCAGCATGATGAAGCCGTAGGCATACATGGCTTCCCGGATCGTATCCGCCATGTCGGTCGGGTCGATGTCGCTCCACAGGTTCAGGTAGACGAAGGTGCGGAAGCTGGTCACGTGATCATCGTGATGGCTTGCTTCCGTGGTGGTCGTGGAATAAACGCAGTACTGCACGGGCGGATTCTGATCGGGTGAAGTGGCCCGCCAGACCCCGGCGAAAACCGGAATGCCGATGTCAGCCAGAGCGCTCTGTACCTGTTTCATCCGCTCACCCCCTTGGCGATGGAAGCCTTCAGGCCCAGGTAGGTATGCTTGAAACTGTACTCACCGAGGGTGGAGATGTTCCATTTCTCGCCCTGAAAGCGCACCCACATGCCGGGCTTGATGTCCTCCCTGTACCGGATGGTGAAGTTGATCACCGCCTCGGTGTTCATGACATCAGCGCTGCGGTAGTGCTGGTTTCCGGCATCCGTCACAGCCGCCCAGACCCGGCAGACCACAACGTCCGTCGGGCTGGGATAGCCGTTTTCGTTGATGGCGTTCTCTGTGTACCCGATCTCAATCTTGTGGCGAAGATCTCCGGGATGCGGATCGCTGTCGAAGTTTTTGTAACCGCGCACAGGTCATCGCCTCCTTCAGAACATCTTCTCCGGATCGCGGTAGGGGTACAGCAGGCTGTCGAAAGCCATGCGGGTCGCTTTGTAGGTGGTCATGTCCGGGATATCCCGGTTTTCGTAGTAGAAGCTGGTCATGAGGATGACGGCCAGCCGCACGGGTTCAGGGACGTCAGGCACATTGCCTTCCTCGTCCGGTTCCGGCTCAAAGGAAACCCGGCAGTAATCCTCGGCGGCAGTCTGGGACTGCTTGATCAGACTTTCGATGTAGCCATCTTCCTCATCATGCTCAATGCGCAGATGGGTTTTGACTTCATCCACGGTGACGATCATCAGGTACCACCGCCCTCGGTTCCCTCAGTTTCCTGAGTCTCCGGCGCGGTCGCTTCCATCAGTCCGGCAGCACGCAGAGCAGCCAGCAGGGCATTGAAGTCTTCCTTCAGCTGCGTATAGGCGCTGGCGGTGCTATCCGCCTGGTAGGCGGCGGGTGTAATGCCATCCGCAGAAAGCACACCGTCGGTAATGGTAAGGCCGCTGCCCACCTTAACGCCGCCAAGCGTATCCGCGCTGGCAGTCGGCAGCGTATAGGAACCGCCGCCTCCTTCACCGGGAAAATTCTCTACTTCTGCACCATCCAGAAAGGTCAGCTTGCCGCCGATGACCCATTCCTCGCCACCATGCGCGGCATAGTTTTTGGAGTTATAGGTATTCGCCATAAGTTATTCCTCCTTGTAGAAGAAGGAGCCGCCCTTGCGAACGGCTCCCATGGTCGTTGAGTTATCAGGACTTCACAGCCAGGCACTTCATGGCCTCAGCCAGCACCAGACGGCCATCCACACGCTGGGTAGCGCGGAAACCGACCTGACCGGTGACGGCGAAGAGCTCATTCAGGCGCTGGAAGGAACGGCCCTGACGATCAGCGATCCAGTAGGATTTGAAGTCGCCGAACAGGATCACCTTGTTTCCGGCGGAGATCTCCGGCATGAAGGGAGAAGTCACGATCCGGTAGTTCAGCAGCAGGTCAGGCTGGCCTTCCTTCAGGCCGGGCTGCCACAGGTACTGCCCCTGGCCGTCCTTCAGCTTCCGGATAGCCTTCAGGGTGCTGTCGTTCAGCAGGAAGACGGACTTCTTCCGGTAGACACTCTTGATGGAGTGCACCAGGTCGAAGATCTCATCAGCGGCGATGGTGGTGCCCGCAGTGGTCACGCCGGTACCCGCGCCATTGGTGGAGTGAAGCAGGCCGGTGGGCTTGCCGGTGCCATTGCCGGTGATGAAGGCTTCCTCTTCCGCAGCGCCGATCCGGCGGGCAAACTCGGAAGCGATGTAGCTTTCGATGTTGAAGACAGAGTCCTGCAGCAGTTCATCGGACACCTTGATCATGGTGGCCACCTTATGAGCGCCGATGGAGATCTGACCGAAAGCGTCATCGCTATCCGGAATGGTGCCTTCCTCATCCACCCAGGACGCGGTACCATGGGAAGCAACGATCGGGATCTTCCGGTCGCCGGAGCTGGTCTGGATGACGGTGCACAGAGAACGGAGAACATTCTCCTCCTCAAGGCCCTGTACCAGGGTGCGCTCGTACTCATCCGGCACGAGATAGCCGCCCTCAGAATCAGTGCCGATCTGCAGGGCGTTCATGACTGCGGGGCTGGCAGCGCGATTCCGGATCATGCCCCAGAAGGCATTATGATATTCATCGGACGCTCGGCCCATCTTCTGGGCAGCGGCAGCGGCAGGCCGGGAAACCAGCGGAACAGCGGTGGGCTGATCCATTTCACGGTCGATCGCGGCCTGCCGCTCCAGCCGTTCGATTTCCTTACCGAGAGCAACAACATCTGCCTCCATCTTCTCGTAGGTGGCGTTGTCCTCAGCGGAGACCATGCCGTCCTCGCCGCGATGGCTGTCCAGGAAAGCCTTGGTCTCGTTCCACAGGTTGGCGCGCTTTTCGCGCAGAGCAAGAATCTGATTCATGGTGATATCCTCCTTCATAATTTCAAAAGCGACAGCCGTTTCATCAGGTCTGCCGCTTTCACTCGGTTATCAGGTGTAACAGGTTCAGGGGTCGGTTCCGGATCGGGCTGATGCGCCGGTTCCGGTTTGGGAAGGGTGGCAATGACCCGGTTCATGAGACAGGCGGCTGCAGCCCGGCGACCAAAAGAAAAGCCCGACACGTTGTCAGGCAGATCCAGTTCACCGGTGTAGAGCACCTCGTCACAGAAGCCGAGTTCTTTTGCCTTCAGGGCGTTCATCCAGGTCTCGCCATCCATGAGCTTCGACAATTCGTCCCGACTCAGGCCCGTCTTGATCTGGTAGGCATTGATGATGGATTCCTTGACTTCATCCAGCAACTGGATGGCCTTTCGCATTTCCTCG